AAGGTATTTATGCGTGGGATGGTAGTTCATCGTATGTTCAGATTATTAACTATCTTGGAGAATGGATAGGTTCACAAGCCAATATTAAAGGAGCTCAAGGAGCTCAAGGTACTCAAGGACCAACGGGTGCTCAAGGGGCTCAAGGAGGTCAAGGTCCTCAAGGGGCTCAAGGTACACAAGGTGGACAGGGAGCCCAAGGTACGCAAGGTGGACAGGGTGCCCAAGGGGCTAACACAGGGGCTCAAGGAGTTCAGGGTACACAAGGTGCTCAGGGTGCTCAGGGTGCGAACACAGGAGCTCAAGGTAATACAGGAGCTCAAGGTGCTCAAGGTGCTCAAGGAACTCAAGGTGCTCAAAGTTCAGTCCAAGGTGCCCAAGGAAAAACGGGTGCACAAGGTGCTCAAGGAACTCAAGGTGCTAATAGTACCACTCAAGGAGCTCAAGGTAATACAGGTGCTCAAGGTACTCAAGGAGCTCAAGGAGCTCAAGGTGCTAGCACGGGTGCTCAAGGTAACACAGGTGCTCAAGGAGCACAAGGTAGTCAGGGAACTGCAAGTAATGTAATCGGACCAACAGGTGCACAAGGTTCTCAAGGACCGATAGGTGCTCAAGGTGCTCAAGGTGCAAACACAGGAGCTCAAGGTGCCCAAGGTGCTCAAGGAGCACAAGGTACTCAGGGTGGTACGGATGATACTCCTGGTGCTCAAGGTGGACAAGGAGCTCAAGGTGGACAAGGGGCTCAAGGAGCACAAGGTGCTAGTACGGGTGCTCAAGGTGGACAAGGAGCTCAAGGACCTAAAGGTGCTCAAGGTGCTCAGGGTGCTAACACAGGTGCACAAGGTGCTCAAGGTGCTCAGGGACCAACAGGTTCTCAAGGAGCACAAGGTGCTAACACAGGTGCACAAGGTGCTCAGGGTGCCCAAGGTACTCAAGGTTCTGTGGGTGCTCAAAGTTCGGTTCAAGGTGACCAAGGAGCTACAGGCAAACAAGGTGCTCAAGGTGCTCAAGGTGCTCAAGGTGGTGTTACAGGTGCTCAAGGTAGTACGGGTGCACAAGGAGCTCAAGGATTTCAAGGAGCTCAAGGTGCTAATACAGGTGCTCAAGGAGCCGTCGGAAAACAAGGTGCTCAAGGAGCTCAAGGTGCTCAAGGTGGTGTTACGGGAGCTCAAGGAAAAACAGGTGCTCAAGGTGCTCAAGGAGCTCAAGGTGCTCAAAGTTCTGTTCAGGGTGCTCAAGGAGCTACGGGTAATACAGGTGCTCAAGGTGCTCAAGGAGCTCAAGGTGCTTCTCAAGGTGCCCAAGGTAATACAGGAGCTCAAGGAGCTCAAGGTGCTCAAGGTGCTCAAAGTTCTGTACAGGGTGCACAAGGTGCTACAGGTAATACCGGTGCCCAAGGTAATATAGGTGCTCAAGGAGGAACCGCAGGAGCTACGGGAGTTACAGGTGCTCAAGGAGGACAAGGTGCTCAAGGGGCTCAAGGTGGAGTCACAGGTGCTCAAGGTGCAACAGGTAATACAGGTGCTCAAGGGGCTCAAGGAGCTCAAGGTGGAACCACGGGAGCACAAGGTGCGACGGGTAATACAGGTGCTCAAGGTAGTACAGGTGCTCAAGGTGGAACTACGGGAGCTCAAGGAGCGACAGGTGCTCAAGGTGGTCAAGGGGCACAAGGTGCTCAAGGTGCTAATACGGGAGCCCAAGGGGCTCAAGGAGCTCAAGGTACTCAAGGTAGCACAGGTGCTCAAGGTGGTAATACAGGTGCTCAAGGAGCGACAGGTAATACAGGGGCTCAAGGTACTCAGGGTCCTCAAGGAGCAATTACAGGTGCTCAAGGTGCTGTTGGTAAACAAGGTGCTCAAGGAGCACAAGGTGCTCAAGGTGGAGTTACGGGTGCTCAAGGAAAAACAGGTGCTCAGGGTTCACAAGGAAATACTGGTGCTCAAAGTAGTGTCACGGGTGCTCAGGGTTCACAAGGTGGTGGTGGTTCAACAGGTGCTCAAGGTGCCCAAGGAGCTAATACAGGGGCTCAGGGTGGACAAGGGGCTCAGGGTGGACAAGGAGCTCAAGGTGCTCAAAGTTCGGTCCAAGGTGACCAAGGAGCTACGGGTAAACAAGGTGCTCAAGGAGCCCAAGGTGCTCAAGGAGCTAGTACCGGTGCTCAAGGTAATACAGGTGCCCAAGGTGCACAAGGTTCACAAGGAGCTCAAGGTGCTAGTACCGGTGCACAAGGTAACACAGGTGCCCAAGGGGCTCAGGGTTCACAAGGGGCTCAAGGTGCTAGTACAGGTGCACAAGGAGGTCAAGGTTCCCAAGGAGGACAAGGTGCTCAAGGAGCTCAAAGTTCTGTACAAGGTGCACAAGGAGGTCAAGGTTCTCAAGGAGGTCAAGGAGCTCAAGGTGCTCAAAGTAGTGTCACCGGTGCTCAAGGTTCACAAGGTGGTGGAGGTTCAACAGGAGCTCAAGGTGCTCAAGGTTCTACTCAAGGTGCAACAGGTGCTCAAGGTAATACAGGAGCTCAGGGAGCTAATAGCACAACTCAAGGAGCCCAAGGTGCTCAAAGTTCGGTACAAGGGGCTCAAGGAGCCCAAGGAACTCAAGGTGCTGCGTCATCCACACAAGGTGCTCAAGGAGCCGCGGGAAATACAGGAGTTGCAGGAAACCAAGGGGCTCAAGGAACTACAGGTGTTCTTGGTGCCACAGGTCCTCCAACACCAGGTGCTCAAGGTGCTCAAGGTCCAAAAGGGCCGGCAGGTGCACAAGGTTCTCAAGGTGCCACTGGTACAAAAGGACCGAGTGGTAACGGAGCTCAAGGAGCCGAGGGTTCTCAAGGCCAAAGAGGACCGCAAGGAGGTACAGGTGCTCAAGGTGGTAAAGGACCACAGGGTACTCAAGGTGCTAAAGGTGCTCAAGGACCACCATCAGATGCCAGATATAAAACAAACATTAAACCTCTTACAGACGTTAGACAAAACATTGTTAGCATGAGAGGTGTTAAATTTGATTGGGTTGAGGACATTCCTCAATTGTCAGATTATTTACCAGAACACAAATACCTAATTACAGGTGTAAACCTTGGATTTATTGCTCAAGAAATTGAAGAAAAATATCCAGATTTAGTTTGGACAGATAAATATGGTTATAAGAATTTACAATATGAGCTATTGGTTTCGGTTGGCATATCGGCATTAATTGAAAACCAAAAAAGAGTTGAAGTATTGAATAATTTTCTTAAAGATTTAAGTATAAAAATAGGTGGCTAAGGATATCGTTATATTACCAGGTAGTGCAACTGTTGAGTTGTATGATACAAATAATACTAAGGCAACTTGGGTTTACTCCAGTGCTGTACTTGATTGGAAAGTTAGTACTACTGTTTATTTTAAAGTTATTAATACCTCACCTAAATTTAGGTTATTTTTTAACAATCTTTATGTTTTTAGTACTATTGCAACAACTGCAGGTACTGTAGTTAATAATGCTCTTTGGGCTGGCACAACAAATACCGGACCAACAGGTGCTCAGGGTGCTGCGGGTGCTCAGGGAACTCAAGGAGGTCAAGGAAAACAAGGTGATTTTGGGTCTACAGGTCCACAAGGTTCGGTTGGTTCACAAGGTGCAACAGGTAATGTTGGTTCTCAAGGAGGACAAGGTGCCCAAGGTGGAAAAGGACCTCAAGGTTCACAAGGTACTCAGGGAGGGCAGGGTTCTCAAGGGACTCAAGGTTCACAAGGTGCTGTTGGTGGTGTAGGTTCACAAGGTGCTCAGGGAGGACAGGGTTCTCAAGGAGGACAAGGAGCTCAAGGTACTCAGGGAGGACAGGGTTCTCAAGGAGGACAAGGAGCTCAGGGTGTTCAAGGTTCTCAGGGTAATACAGGTTCACAAGGTTCTCAAGGAGGACAAGGTTCTCAAGGAGGACAAGGTTCTCAGGGTAATACAGGTGCTCAAGGTGCGGTAGGCGCTGATGGTGTTCAAGGTTCACAGGGTGCTGTTGGACCTGTAGGTTCTCAAGGTACTCAAGGAGGTCAAGGTTTTCAAGGAGGACAAGGAAGTCAAGGTAATGTAGGTCCTCAAGGTGCTAAAGGTGCTCAGGGTGTTCAAGGTCCTATTGGTGCTCAAGGTAATACAGGTTCACAAGGTTCTCAAGGAGGACAAGGTTCACAAGGTGCCGTTGGTTCACAAGGAGCGACAGGTAATCAAGGTGCTCAAGGGGGACAAGGTTCTCAAGGTGCCGTTGGTTCACAAGGAGCAACAGGTAATCAAGGTGCTCAAGGGGGGCAAGGTTCGCAAGGTGCCGTTGGTTCGCAAGGTGCCGTTGGTGCTCAAGGTTCTCAGGGAGGAAAAGGTGCTCAAGGTTCGCAAGGAGTACAAGGTTCCCAAGGAGCGGTTGGAGCTCAAGGAGGACAGGGTACTCAAGGAGGACAAGGTTCACAAGGTAGTCCCGGTTCAGTTGGGGCTCAAGGAGGTCAAGGTGCTCAAGGTTCACAAGGAGGTCAAGGTTCCCAAGGAGCAGTTGGGGCTCAAGGAGGACAGGGAGCTCAAGGAGGACAGGGTACTCAAGGTAATACAGGTTCACAAGGAGCTCAAGGTGGTCAAGGTGTTCAGGGAACTCAGGGAGGACAAGGTGCTCAAGGAGCAACAGGTTCTCAAGGAGGACAAGGTGCACAAGGAACTCAAGGTACTCAAGGTAATACAGGTTCACAAGGAGCTCAAGGGGGTCAAGGAGTTCAAGGTTCACAAGGAGGACAGGGTGCTCAGGGTGCTCAAGGGGCTCAAGGAGGTCAAGGAGTACAGGGAGCTCAAGGTTCCCAAGGTAACACAGGTTCACAAGGTTCACAAGGAGGACAAGGTGCTCAGGGTACCCAAGGAGGACAAGGTGCTCAAGGAGCTACAGGTTCACAAGGAGGGCAAGGCGCTCAGGGTACTCAAGGAGGACAAGGTGCTCAGGGAGGACAAGGTGCTCAGGGAGGACAAGGTACTCAAGGAGGACAAGGTTCGCAAGGAGCGGTTGGTTCACAAGGCTCACAAGGAGGACAAGGTTCTCAAGGAGCTGTCGGTTCGCAAGGAGCTACTGGTAATCAAGGGGCTCAAGGAGGACAAGGTTTCCAAGGTGCTCAGGGTGGTCAGGGTGCTCAAGGTTCGTTAGGTGCTGTTGGTAGCCAGGGTGCTCAAGGTTCACAAGGTACTCAAGGAGGACAAGGTGCTCAGGGTTCTCAAGGAGGTCAAGGAGCTCAAGGAGGACAAGGTTCACAAGGTGGTGCGGGGGCACAAGGTTCACAAGGAGGACAAGGTTCTCAGGGTGGTGGTGGTTCCACAGGTGCTCAAGGTTCACAAGGTTCACAAGGAGGACAAGGTTCGCAAGGTGGTACTGGTGGTGGAGGTGCCACAGGTTCACAAGGTTCTCAAGGTGGTAAAGGAGCTCAAGGTTCTCAAGGAGGTCAAGGAGCTCAAGGTTCTCAAGGGTCTACAGGAGGTCAGGGTTCACAAGGAGGACAAGGTTCACAAGGAGGTAAAGGTGCCACAGGTCCGACAGGAGGACAAGGTTCTCAGGGAGGACAAGGTTCTCAAGGAGGTAAAGGTGCCACAGGTCCGACAGGAGGTCAAGGTGCACAAGGTGGTACTGGTGGTGGAGGTGCCACAGGTTCACAAGGTTCTCAAGGAGGACAAGGTTCACAAGGTGGCGGTGGAGGTAAAGGTGCCACAGGTTCGCAAGGTTCTCAGGGAGGACAAGGTTCTCAGGGTGGTGGTGGTTCCACAGGTGCTCAAGGTTCACAAGGTTCACAAGGAGGACAAGGTTCGCAAGGTGGTACTGGTGGTGGAGGTGCCACAGGTTCACAAGGAGGACAAGGTGCTCAGGGTACACAAGGGGGACAAGGTTCTCAGGGTGGAGGTGGCTCAACAGGTGCTGCGGGTGGCCAAGGTTCACAAGGACCACAAGGTGCTCAAGGACCACAAGGAGGACAAGGAGCTCAAGGTGCTGTTGGTTCGCAAGGTGCTCAAGGTTTCCCTTCTGAAGGAGCTGGTGCTCAAGGAGCTCAAGGTGCTCCAAATCCGACTACAGGTTCACAAGGTGCTCAAGGTTCTCAAGGACCTGGTGCTGGAGGCGCTCAAGGTGCTACAGGGGCTCAAGGAAAGGCGGGCAGTGGTTTTGGCGCTCAAGGTGCTACAGGGGCTACAGGTTCTGCAGGACCACAAGGTGCTCAAGGTGCTACAGGACCTAAAGGACCATCTGATATTAGATTAAAGACAAATATCGAACCTATTGAATCTGCACTTGAAAGTTTAATTAAAATTCGTGGTGTTGAATTCTATTATAATTGGGATGATAAAGAAAAACTTGGACACAAAAACATTGGTTTCATTGCTCAAGAAGTTTTACCATATTTCCCTGAACTTGTATTCGGTAGTGAAGAGACCAACTACACCATGAAGTACAAAGAGATGATTGCCGTGTGTATTGAGGCTTTGAAAGAGCAAGAAGTCATTATCAATTCAATTGAAGACAGAGCTCAAAAACTTGTAGTAAAGGCGAAAGAAAAAAGATTACTTTAAGAAATGTAATCGTTGTAAAGAGAATTGATATTTTGTTTGGTTTCAGTCCAATCTGCATATTCAGGTACTCTAACTCTTAAACACTCATGTGTATCATCAATTATATTAATAATATTACCCCAATACTCCAAGGTTCTATCTTTATATCTAAGATTATCTTCAAGATAATCTTTTACAATTGACTCTAAATCTATAAAAGGTATTTGAAATTTTTGGGTAAATTTATTTTTATCATAAGGGGAAGGTGTTTGAGTCCATTCACCATTACCTTCAAATATAGAATCAAGTTCACTCCAAATAGATTCGTAGAGTTCATCTTCATATGCCACATTATAGGCACTCCAGTATAAACTCACCAACTCACTTTCTAAATCATCGGGTAAGATTTCTTTAATAGATTTTTTATCATTGATTATTCTACTTAATGTTTCAGTGTCTAAAGATACATACTCATCATGACCTTGAGACGATGCAATTTCTTTTAGTAAATCTGTTGATGGTAAGATTTCTTCATCTTTCAATTCCTCTAATAATCTTTCAATTAAAGTTTGTTTGTTTTGGTCGTTTAAATCATCAATTACGTTGTCATAGACATCTATTCCTGAATCCCAATAATCAGAACTATCATATTCACCTGACAATATAGATTCTATTGTGTTACGACCAATATCTCTATCATCACAATAAAGTTTGGATAAATCCCCTCTATCAGATGTTATAAAATACCATTTACCATCAATGTATGTTACATCGGATAATTTATCTTCAATAAGTTTACGGAAAATTTCTGGTTTGTTATTAGAAACCCACAGAATGTAATCGTTTTCATAATCGTTATGATTATAATCATCGGCAATTATCTCTTCAAATTTACCTTTTTTATTAACATAATTAAAAAATGTGTTGACATCCCCATTAAATGCGGTTTCTAAAAGGTCATAATCACCTTCATTAAAATCTTGAATTACTAAGTCAATAAACGCCATATTTTCATAAATATAAAAAAAGGGTAGATTTCTCTACCCTTCACTAAAAAACATCTCAGATTAGTTTATTTCTTTACGTAATACTTTTCTACTGTTCTTTTAATGGCATCTTTGATGTTTTCATTAACAGGTTGAGCCTGGGGTTTAACCACTGGCGCTTGAATCTGATTTGTGTTAGTGTTGTTTTTGTTTTTACAGCCGCATCCACCCATAATTTGTTAGTTTTAAATTTAGTTTATTATTTTGAATTTATGTTTATAACAAGTTTTTCTTATGGAACCGTTGTAACCATTATTAACTTTTTTCTCTCTTAATGAGTTTGAGATTTTCATTCTAACATTTCTTGGACTACCATTGGTAAATCCATTCATTATTAAATAGTTTGCGCCATCAACTAATGATTCAAAAATAAATGACTCGTTAGTTTCAATATTTGTTAATGAATATTTATCAAAATTTCCGTTTTTTTCTAAATTATATTTTGATAATTTAATTTTAACTTCATCATTGTAGGTATTTCGTCTAAACTCATTTACGATAGCTAAATTGTAACCAAAACGACTATCGTTTGAATTATAATAATTAATATAATAATTTTCTTTATCAATCAATTTAAAAGACTCACAATACTCAATAACTTCAAATTTAAAACTATCTTTACCGTGTTTAGTATATGACTTTTGAATGTAAGAATTATCATGTAAACCTTTATCCAACATCCAAAAATGTTTGTACTCCCTTTTAGATAAATTCAAACTACTACCAATATAAACTTTATTGGTTACTACATTAGTTATTTTATAGATACCACAATTCACGAGTTTATCTAAATTAAAGGTTTATTGACTATAAATATAGACATCTCCGAATATTTATCAATTGTAATGAGTTCAGAAGTAAATAATATCAGTGCGGAATTAAGAAGAGACAAGGACCTTTGGAAATTGGGACCTGATTGTCCTAAAGAAGGGTTAATGGCGCACGCTTTATTTGACCATTTGGTCTATAGTAATGAGATAAATGCGTTGGATGAACAAGGTAAAGAAAGAAAAAGACAACTTGAGTTAAGAAAAAGTCAAATTGAAGATGAAATGCAAAATGACACCCAAGGGTTAAAGACTAGTTTACAACAACAGTTAGAACAAATTGATGAAGAGTTATCTGAGTTTAATGATTATTATGATGTGTATGATATCATCCCAAAAAATGAAGAATTCTATAGTAATATGGAAATTTTTGAAACTTCATGGGATAATAGCCAATATGCTATAGGTAATGAAAAAGAAGTGAAGTGGTCTGCTGAGGAATACGCAAAAGAAATGATTGAGAGTGAAGGTATAAATTTTTTCTCAAACAATTTTCTTGAAAATTATATTGATGATGATAGTGTTCAAAGATATGCTGAGGACATGTATAATGACTTGATTTACCAAGACCCTGAAAGTTGGTTGGACAAGTCACAAAGAGAAACTTCATATGTTCAAGATAATGAAATAAAGTATTTGAATTATCAGATTGAAAAAGTTAGGGGTGAGATTGTTAATTTACAACAATTAATGGAAAAATCGCCAAGAGAATTACGTGGGGTATTTGAAAATAAAATATCCCAATTGGAAAATAATGCCATCTATGAGTTTGAGCAAAAGATAGAAGAAATAGAAGAAAGTCCCGAAGGTGATTTTCCTGATGATTTAATTAATCAAGTGATTGATGGGAGGGTAAGTGATGCTATGGACGATACTTTAAGTTTTATTAGGGAATGGGATTTAGGACTTTCATACTTTATTTATGAAGATGATTTGATTGAAGGGTGGATTGATAGTGATGGTTATGAGATAATGTCTCTTTATGATGGTAAAGTTGATGAACAAAAAGTAGAGGGTGTTTATTATTTTATCATAAGAGTTGAATAAATAAAATGGTGTTTTATTCTTATGTAAATGGCGAGGAAGAAAAAATCATTTAAATTAAATCCTGATTGGATGCTCTCGCAACCAATAGATTTTGAATATAACAAATATACCTTACTTAATTACATTCAAAAATGTGAGGAAAATTTTGACGAGTTTAAAATTTATCCTGATTTTGTTGAGTTGGCACTTCACTTAGCAAATGTTCAATCTTTAGTTAAAGAAAAAAGATTACTACAAACAAAAAAGAAATTTGAATCTTGTGATGATGAGATTCTTTTGAAAGAACTTCAACCACTTAAGTTACCCGAACTACAAGACAGTGATTTTGGTGAGTTAGAAAAGACATTGGTTTTTTCTGGTAACAGATTGATGGACACCTTTAATATTGGGAAGTCCATTTGGTCCATAGTATATGAATCAACAACCATCAATCTAAAGAAAAACAAAGACAACATGGGGGTTGGTCACGGATACATCTATTATCCCAACAAAAGTAAGAAACAAGTATTTTTGTGGGAGTATTCAATCAGAAAGATGAAAAGAACCAAATCAGACGCCAAGATTTATTTTGATATGGTATGGAGTGGTGACCCTCAAGGTCAACGAGTTACCACGTTAGTTAAAGATGCAACATCGTGGAAGGACTTGGTGGATTTCACCAAGTTACCGATATTTGAGGTAAATACCAATGAGAATTTTCCATTTGAACAGACTTTGGTTCCGATGTTAAAGAGAAAACTATTGGCGTATATCCTTCAAAGTGTTCCAAAAGAAGATTGGGAATCGTTTGACAGTTTAAAAATTATTTCCTAATTTTGTTTCATGGGATTCACAAAACGATTCGTAGACCAAAAGAAAGTGAAAGTTCATTTGGAAAATTCCGATTTGAAGACTTTGTTCTCTCCGAGGGTTGATGCTTTTATTTTTATGGATACCTTATCATCTGATGTTTTTAATCTATTTCAACAGGGTCATGATGAAACCCAAATCTTTTACACACTTAAAAAACAAAACCAAAATTTATTTCTATGAAATGTATTAAAACAACAAAACAATTCGGAAGGTATGCTCTCGGTCATATGCTTCGTGTATCTGACAAAGATGCTGACCAAAGAGTGTCCACAGGTTATTGGACCTTCATTCCAAAATCAGAGTTCAAGGGGTCTACCGGTGAAAAGGAAGTAATTCACGAAGAAGACACCAAGAAAAAGAAATCAAAAGAAGTAGAGAAGAAATCTTATGGAAGGAAAAAAACTAAATAGTTTACTCTCTAAACTACGTCAACCTCTACACATCTCCTACATTTCAAAATACATTTTGAAGGAAGATTTAGAGACAACACAAAAAGAATTGGATGACCTTGTTGAAGAAGGTTTGATAATAGAATCTCCATTGTCGTCAAAATATTATGTCGTTCAAACTGTACAAAATCAGAGCTAAGATTGCTCGTGAGACACATTTGAAATTTGGGGAAAAATACCTATATTCATATGTGAATGGTGAAAAGAATGGTTGGATGTCAATACTTGGATTTAAAGTAGGTTGGACAAAAGAACCTCTTTTTTCGGTTAGACATGGTTATACTAAATCAATTAAAATTAAAGATTATTATTTTACACTAAAATGAGTAATGAAATGGTAAATCACCCAGCTCATTATGGCGGTGAGGATAATGTGTATGAAGTTATCAAAGTAATTGAGGCGTGGGAACTTGACTTCCATCTTGGGAATACGGTGAAGTATATCTCAAGGGCTGGTAAGAAAGGTAGTGATAAAGAATTACAAGACTTAAAAAAGGCTCTTTGGTATCTTCAAAGAAAGATTGATAACATAGAAAATGCTGGTTGAGGCAAGATATAATTCAAACCACAAAAACGGAGACAGACCATGGAAAGTGTTTATTGATAAACAACTCTTAAAAGTTGATTCAATAGAATTTCTGTGTCAGATAAACTCTTCTATTGGGTATAGGGATGATGGTAGAGAAACAGGTCATATTACTTGTGATGCTAAAAAAATTACCCTTGAAGATTATTGTTTGGTTATTGAATAATGAAATATAAATTAGCAGCAAGAGGTTCAATTTTAGATGGTTGGGTAATACAATCCGAGGATAAAAAACTTTCCATCAACTGTGTTGAATTTGAAGTGTCGGTTAAAACAAAAACTTTTATTGATAATAATCAAGCTTGGTTGGAATTTGAAACAGAAAATCCTATTATTGTTAGGGGACATAAGGTAACAATATATTAAAATGACAGAAAATTATTTAGGAAAAATAGTAAACGGAGATTGTATTGAAGTGATGAAGACCATGGAAGAAGGGTCTGTAGATTTGATTGTAACATCACCACCATATGGTGTTGGGATTGATTATGATGTTCACGATGACGATATGGTTTGGGAAGAATATTCAAAATTCACACAGTCGTGGATGGAACAAGCATACCGTGTGTTGAAAGATGACGGTAGGATTGCTTTAAATATCCCGTATGAGATTAACCGACAAGCCAAGGGCGGAAGAATCTTCATGTTAAGTGAGATATGGCAAATTATGAAACAGATTGGTTACAAGTTCTTCGGAGTTGTGGACCTTGAAGAGGAATCACCACACAGAAGTCGTACCACAGCGTGGGGGTCATGGATGAGTCCCTCGGCACCTTACATCTATAATCCAAAGGAGTGTGTTATCTTGGCATACAAGAAGAAACATATTAAGATTGTTAAAGGACAACCTGAATGGGTTGGTGAGATGGGTGAGGTTGAAGGTAAAGACGGTAACATGAGAGCCAAGATGATGTATACCGAACAACAGAAACGTGAGTTTATTGATTTGGTATTTGGACAGTGGAATTATTTTGCCGATACTCGTTCATTGACAAAGGCGACCTTCTCAATGGACATCCCAACCAAGGCAATTAAGATTCTCACATATAAGAATGATATTGTCCTTGACCCGTTTGCTGGTTCAGGTACAACTATGGTTGCGGCAGAAACTTTAGACCGTCGTTGGATTGGTATTGAAATCAGTTCTAACTACGCTAAAGTGGCAAAAGAAAGGGTTGGATTCTTTGTTCAACAAAAAAGACAACAGGTTTTAGAATTTCCTGAAAAATCCTAAATAATATAAATGTCTTGTTTTTTAACAAAAAAACTGGACATTTTAATCTTTCGTATATCTAAAATTACAAATTGGTTTTCCGTTCACCAATGGTAAACCATGTTGGTCAAGGGTGATAGTTTTTACTATCACCTTTTTATTTTTAAATCTACCCATCAAAATTGTGTCACCAACCTTTATATTAAGTTGTATCATAGTATTTATAATTAGTGTTTATATTCAAAAAATGGGTGAAATAGTATTAACGGAAATACAACTTAACAATCTAAAACAGAGACTAACTGAAGAGAAGTGGTACAATAATGTTTTGGATATTTTGGGTATTGTTGACCCGACAGGAATTACTGACTTTGTAAATGCCATTTCTTATTATAGACAGGGTGATACCCTATTTGCGTTTTTGTCTTTAATATCTGCAGTACCATATATTGGTGATGCGGTTGGTAAAACTGCTATGGGAACTATGAAAGCCGGAAGTCAAGGGACTAAGTACCTTAGAAATGCTGAAAAAGCCATTAATGCTGGTAATACTGAATTGGCTCTTAAGAATCTTAAGATGTTAGAAAAAGTTGAAGGACCTGCAAACAAATTATTTAAAACCGCTCAGAATTGGACTTCAAGAGTTGACACAGTAATTGATAAAATTCCGAATATGGGAGGATTATTATCAGGATTTAAAAAAGCTCTTCAGAGTTGGTCAAACTTATTTAGTAGTGCGTCAAAAAGGTCCATGGGTGTTAGACGTTTAATGGTAAACAAAACACCTCAAGAACAAATGAAATTGGTTCAAGGTTTAGAATCTGCTTTGAAAAGAGAAAAGTTTATGGACCCGGCAATATTAGGTAAACCAAACATCCTTCAAAGATTCCTTTATGGTGGTGGTCTTGGGTTTGGTAGATTCTCTGACCTGTTTGGGAAAAGTTCTCTAAGAACAAGAGTACTAATGGGTCAAACAAAATTCTATCTCGGATTTTTGGATTTTTTAGGTCTTGGTAATTTTGTTGGACCTGAAGAACTTTCAGGTATGATGAGTAAGGAACAGATGTTAGCTGCGATGAAACAGTATGAATCAACTCCTGAAGGTCAAGAAGCATTAAAAACTGAGTTGGGTGGAACTACAACAACTCAAGTATCACCACAGAGTTTAGCTGCTACGGGTGAAAAAATATCCATGTCGCCGATTACGTCAGCATTAACAAGATTAATGAGTCCAGTATAATGAAAGAAGAATATATTTTAAAATTAGTCCAAGTTCAAAATCAATTTAGATTTTTACATTGGCAAACTACGTTTGATGCTAAACATAAAGCATACGGAGACATTTACGAAGGTTTAGGTGTTTTGATTGATGACTTTGTTGAAGCCATGATGGGAAAATATGGGAGACCTGAGTTTCCTGCAGAATTTTCAATAATGTTTCAAGATATAAATAAATTATCTATGCAAAATTTTATTGATGGAATATGTGAGTTTTTGTTTTCAATGACTGAAGGTCTGAACTCAAAATTTGATACTGATTTATTAAATCTTAGAGATGAGATGTTAAGATTAGTTAACAAATTAAAATATTTATTAACTCTTAAATATTAATATGAAAAAGTTTGTAATAACAGAGGAAGAAAAGAGTAGAATTCTTGGCATGCACATTGAAGCAACCTCAAGACAATATTTGAAAGAAGATTTCAATAATGGTATGACCACTATTGAACGATACAATTACAATTGTGGAATCCAATGTTTTTTAAATAAAAAAGGTGTTAGGGATGATGCCGGTCAACCGTTGAAAATTGACGGTTCAATCGGTAACTACCCAAAATCAAAAAGTGCTCAGGCAATTGTCAAATACCAGTCAATGATTGATGTTTATCCTGCTGATGGTGTGTGGGGTGAAGACACTATGGATGCGATGCCTGACAAGGATAAAGTAATATTCAAACAGTGTATTTCTGATTACGGTGATTTATTTGATAAAATTGCACATTATTTTGGTTGGGATTGATGAAAAAAATTATTAAAGAATCGGGTTTACGTGATATTAATGCTTTGGCAAAAAGGTACCCAAAGGCTAAAATATATTTTCACCAAGATTTAGATGGTGTTACCACAGCAATTGCTATGAAGAAATACCTTGAGGATAATGGTATTGATGTTGTAGATTCTGAGGTTATCCAATATGGTGAAAAAGAGTTTGCAGTAAAGAAACCTGATGCTAGTGGTGATGTAATGCCCGTGTTAGTAGATTTTGCTCACGGTAAACCGATGTTTGTTATTCATACAGACCACCACGATACTCAAGTAGGTGCTGAAAAAGATGCTTCAAAATCATTTAGACAAGCCCGTTCAAATGTTGAGACTATATCTCAAATAATTTCACCAAAAGAATTGTTCCCAAGTTCAGACATTCTGTTGATTTCTACTGTTGACTCTGCTGATTTTGCAAAATATGACTTAACAACAAAAGAAGTTGTTAACTTTTTATTTAGATTAGACAAGGAAAAAGGTTTGGCGAGAAACAAAATGTTGTTAGGGTTAGTGACTAACAAATTACTCTTGGCGTTTAAAAACAAAAAAGGTTTCTTAGAGAGTTTAGTGATGGACTCTGAGCCGTCACTTTATTCAATTCTTAATAACATAAAGACTTGGATGAGTGTGAACACTCGCGAGACACCTGAAAGACTCCAAAGAAATTCCAAAGACTATATGGACTCAATGGCAAATCACCGAAATGTGAAAGTTGAAGATGGAATCATTCTTCAATATGGTATGGGAACTTTGAAAGGTACTGGTTCTTACGACAGATATACTCCTTTTAGAAACAATCCTGAGGCGGACTTTTTGATTATCATGTGGCCTTTGGGTTTGGTACAAGCATCTTGTAATCCATTCAAAAAAGATAGAGAGCTCAAAGGTGTAAATCTTGGAGAAGTTAAAGACGAGGTTTTGAATAAGTGGAAAGCACAACTTCAAGATAGAACAATTCCATTATCAACAATCAAATACATTGCAGAATCAGGTATGGGTACAGAATCAGTTGGATTCACATTCAAAGATTTTGATGCCATTTATGGTGGTAAGATTATGATGATGGATAATGGAGAACAAATATTAGATAGTTTAAAAACAATCATTGACAAACCATTCTCAGAGTTAAGTGAACCTGAAATGAAATTGTTGGATAAGATTGGTGTAAATGCTTGGGATTTGATTCAAGCCAATTCAGGTGGACACAAATGTATTACCAATATTTCGGGACTTAATTATTTGGGTAGAGCACAAAGACCACCATCAGGACCATATAGATATGACCCTGAAAGAGATGACGCACCATACATCAAATTTGTTAAGATGATTGGACAAGAGTTCTTTAAAGTCTTAAAGGAAAAAATTCAGGAAAGTAAAAAGGAAAATTAATCAACGAGAAACTTAACAGAATCTCCTTTTTTAATATTAAAACTTTTACAAGTACCACCTTCAATTTCCAATATAATATAACCTCTACCACAGTAACTCTCACAGTCTTCATCAACACATGGTGGACAATTGTGGTGAACCTTTGATATGATTTGGTCGTCAATGTAGATAATATCTAAAGGTATTATACAATTTTTCATCCAAAAACAATTAGTATGGTCGGTCATCAGAAACAACATACCGTTAAAATATTCGTTAAAAGTTTTGTTCATCATACCCTCAGCACGTTTACGGTAATCGTCCATAACCTTTACATTAAAGGTGTTATCGTCTATTTTAACTTTCATGATTATTTATAAATATGGAAAATTATAAAAGGTTGAGTGGTGTGGTCGTTAAAGTTAACGGTGAATGTTTGTTGTGCAAAAGAAACGGCAAGTCATCTTACCCTAATATGTGGTCAATTCCTTCAGGACACATTGAAAAAGATGAATCAACTAAAGAAGCTGCATATAGAGAGTTTTACGAAGAGACCGATATTAACATAGATAACTATGATTTAGATTTTGTGGGTATACTACCAAAAAAGAAAAAGACAGACGGTAGTATAAAAGGTATGATGTATGTTTATTTGTTGAATACTCACGAGTATATGTACCCTAACCTTGAAACTGCTCAAGATGGACATGAACATACTGAATGTGGGTATTTTGGATTGGACAAAGTCAATAATATGGATACAGGAGTGTATTTAAAAACAATTTTACAAAATATTTTTGAAAAAGATTGAACTTTTCAATAGTATAACTATATTTATAATCTCCACCGAAAGGTAGAGACACCCCACAAAAAAGTTTCACTTAGCCCCTTTGACAATTTGAAAAAATTGTTTTATCTTTGTGAGACACTCGGAAGAAGAGGAGTTAAATCCTCGGTTCACAATCCCACAACGAGTGTTTGAGAAAACATAGAAAGTTGTGGGATTTTTTATCGGATGTTGTTTAGCTCTTTAAAAATTTGATTACACCCGCTGGTACAACCAGCGCATGACGTGGATAGGTGACCGTGGGGAAGTGGGATTGTAATCATTAAAATATATTGTGAGGTATTTTTTTGGTTGTGTGGTGGTTTTTCGGTATATTTGTGATATTTATAATATATGAACAGATACCAAAAAGCCGCTGAAATCGGAAATAAAAAAAGAAGAGAAAAATCATTAGAAGATTATTATCAATCACCAAATATATGTAAATCTTGTGGTGAGGTAATAAGGGTTAATGATAACCAAAAAGTTTCTGAAGTAAGAAAAAAATATTTTTGTAATAGTTCTTGTTCTGCTAAGTTTAATAATTTAGAAAGAGAGAAAAAACAAAAAGAAGAAAAAAAAGAGATTGTAAGACCCGAAAGATTTAGTTTCTTTAATGGAATTACAAAAAAAAAGTTTTTTGAAAAGAAAGGGATTTATTATAAGTTTAGAGCCGAAATTAGAAAACATGCGCAATATGTGTATGAAAAAAATAAAGGAGATAAAACTTGTAAAGTTTGTGGTTATGATAAACACATTCAAGTTTGTCATATAAAATCTGTATCTTCGTTCAGTGATGAATCCTTGATAACAGAAATAAACTCAAAAGATAATTTAGTAGGACTTTGTCCGAACCATCATTGGGAGTTTGACCACGGATATTTAAAGTTATAAAATGGCGGGCGGGGGGCAAGGTGTTCCATGGGTCTCATAAGCCCACATAGCTTGGTTCGATTCCAAGGCATCGCAACTAAGAATGGGTTGACTACGGTCATAAAATCGAGGTTCCCTATTTTTTTAAAAAAAGATTTGACGAATTGAAAAGTTCTTTTTATATTTGTAGTGTTAAATAACAGATATGAAAATAAATTTCACATACAATATTCGGATTGAGAACGAGAAGTTCGGAACCCTCTTGAATGAAACTTTTGTTGATGGTGTTCAGTTTAAGTTATTTTTGAAAATGGTTCACGGTTGTTTGGAACTCAAAGGAGATTTAGATTTCTTCAATGGTACCGACTTCTTGGTTCACATTCCTTACAAGTATTTGGTTGACTCTATTGTTTTGACTTCCTTGGTTACACCAACAGTTGGTGAACTTAGTTTGTCAGAACATATGAAATCTAAGGTGGAAGCTTTAGTTACCAAATAATTTCCTGACATAATGTCAGGTGGTGGAGTGATTGACTGTCATTCGGTCAGTCCCAAAAGAAAAGGTCAGTTTCGGCTGACCTTTTTTATTTTTTTACTCTATCAGATAATCCTATTGGGATTCCCATATATGAACTGATTTGTTTTGTAAGAAATGATATCCATTCATTTAATGCATCGGAGTAGTCGTACGGGTTTTCATCCCATAAAAAATCTAATAAACCATCAATATCAAAATGTTTTATCTCTTCTTCCCCATCGTCATTTATATGTGAGTAGATTATATTTGAATTTGGTATGTCCCAATTTTCTATTATGGCTGTTACATATCTTTCATCATTAATTTCTTCAACATAAACGGATGAATTTGTAAAATCCAACTCAACGTATGACCCAGGTTCTAAACTATCAATATTAAACCTAAATGGTCCGTCTTTAGTTAATTTTTTGATTGACTTATTTAATAATGTTTTGGTACCTTCTTCACCTAAAGACTCGTTCATAGACATGAGAAATTCTGATTGAGTCATGTCAAACATCTCCAAATATAAATTCATATTTGGGTTAGGGTATCCACCGCGGGATTTTAAAAATTTTACTATGCCGTTAAAATCCATAAGTATTTTTTTTCAATTTCGGCAGTTGCGTCCGAAATTAGTTCAGTTAATTCCTCAGGGTCTGAAGTTACCTCAATAACATAATTGGACACCTTTTTATAATCGTTTAATAATTCAACTTCAAAATCACTTTCATCTAATTTATGTAAGTCATTGTAAATTGAGTTTGAAATTTCGGGAACAACACCATTTAAATTTTCTCTAAAATAGTTGGCAATCACAGGATTGAAGGTTAGATAAGTTATTGTTGTAAACATAGTTTTGTCGGGGTTTTCGACTACACCGTCTCCATCACATTCATGACATTGATTATAACCATCTCCATCGCATTCACCACAATCAAGTTCACCTCCACCCTGACACGAGGAGCAAGGCTCACCATCCACTTCTCCTGTTCCATCACAGTCATCACATTCAACTGTTGAACTACCATCACACATTGAGCAATCATAACGACCATCTCCACCGCATTCATCACAAGTATCTGAAATTTGGGCTTCGTTTTCGGAACCAAGGATTATTGCGGTAGTATTTTTAACTTTATTAATAATTTGGTCATAAGAATATCCTTCTCTATGTAGAAATAACATAATTGCAAATTTGGAATCATCATCATTTGTAAATTTCCTAAATCTTCCACCATACTCCCATTCCCACAATTTATTAATTTGTACGGTAATAAGGTCAAGTATGTTTGGTATTTGGTCAAACACATAAGAGTATTTCAAAACGTATTGATAAATTTTCTCGTTGGTCACAGTCTGACTTTTAATATAAATACAGTAAAAGTGAATTGATAGTATTTTTTTTCAATATTTGGTATGTATTATTAAAATAAAAATGGAAATAAAAATTACAAACCTTGAAATTTTGGAAAGACCAAATGATTTGGAACTCGGAAAATACGTTAGAGAAAAGTATTGGAATGAGCGTGATAACCGTTTGAAAAATTATGACGAACATGTCAAGTTAGTTACTGATGATTACGGACATGTCGTTGGTATTGAAGAACGTTCTGATGATGAGTATGAAAGTTGTGTTATTTGTGGTAGAAAAACAAGTTATACCAAAAACACACACGTTGATATGAGAAGGGGTTTTATTGATGGCGTTGGACAAGCTTGTGACGGTTCTTGTAGAATTTAAAAAAAAAGTTTGGCGGTTCGGATTTTGTGCGTATCTTTGTAGTGTTAAAAACAACCACTACTATGACAAACACAATCTCTACCCCGACCAAATCAATCATCAAAGTAACTGAAGGCGTAATGTCAGGAGACGTATTCTACGGCTCATTTGACACCATCATAGACGGCAAACGTCTGTCGGTTACGGTCTCTAACTTCCTTAAAGACACAGACAAGGAATACGAATTCCGTGTGGCAGGAAAATGTCAGGCAGGATTCATCACTATCCACGACACCAAAGGAACTCCTCACTCAGTTATTGCTGGTTACAAGAAAGATGCTTTGATTAACATTCAGGTGAAGGGCGAAAGTGGACATTGGTTCAACGTATTCACTACCAAAGGTGGTAAGTGGAACGGTATTGACAAAGGGTTCTTGGAAGTTATGACAGTTGGTGATATGAGAAGTTCTCACCCCAAAATGTGTGATATGAACATTTGGGATTTCATGGGAGCCAAAACTTGGGCAGACAAAGCCTTCACTCAAAACTAAGAGTGAGAATCCCCTCTGAAAAAAAGAGGGGATTTTTTTCTTTTTTGCTTGTGGGGATGAAGTTTATTTGTATCTTTGTATAACAAATAACAAACACCATGACAGACACCATCAAAATCACCGAGAAAGTTCGTAACTACCAAGGAAACAACAGTTTTATCAACAAAATGAAAGATTCCCTTGACCAATGGGGACGTTTAACACCAAAACAAATGGAAGCCGCAGAAAAATGTCTTAACAGTCAACCAACCAAGATTACTGTAGATGAGCGTCCCGAACTCAAACGTATCGTAGAATACACAGGGGAAAGTAAGTTCGTAAAGGACATCGCCGAGAAGTTCCAAAAGTGGGGAACTTTGACTGACAAACAAATCACAGCAGCAATTGCTCAGATTGACAAGGAGGAATACAAAGACAAGGTTCTTAAACTACGTATTCCGACTCCTGGTGAGACTATCTTGATTGGTCGTAAGATTGGTCAACAACTCAAAGAGACTTACGGTCTTGAGTTTAACCCAACCTTAATTGATATCACCAAGATGTTGGGTATATCACCAAAGGCTGTGAAGTTCCAAGGTAAGATGACGGTAAAACGTAGTAAGGTTTGTATGTGTTGTGCTAAAACTTTGACTGATGAGTTCTCAATGTTGACTGGTATGGGTAAGATTTGTTCTAAACACATGAGGGTCCCATACATCACCGACAGGTCTCAGGCGGAACAATACCGTGAGGACTACCTCAAAAGAGTGGAAGAGATTGGTTTGATGGAGTTTTGGATTCCAAGGTCACAAATCAAAAAGTGGGAGGGTGACAGGAGTATCATGTTGGAAATGTTGTCCTAAAGTGTAAGGGTCTCTGTAAAAGGAGACCCTTCATTTTTTATTACGAACTGCAACACTGAGCATCCCAAGGAGTAGAAAAACCAATATCAGTGGTAATAGTTCCTGTAACATTCAAATAAATATTTTTCTTGAAAAAACTCAATTGACTCGTAGAGTTGTTTACCTATAATTTTATTGTATGCAAACAAAAAAACCATCGGCAATCGTTTACGGTTGGCACACTTTGGGGGAGATTATATTACATTCAGACATTTACTGGGAGGAACACCTTCATGATGAGGTTGTGATTTATTCTTTACCCTATGAGAATACAGTCATTGAAGATTATACACAGTATAAACCTGACCTAATTATTTCTTTTGATGAGAACATTGAAATACCACATTTTCATCTAACGAGATTTCACATTCATTATGATGAACCGTTACCTGATATGGTTTTGGCAAATGTGATTGTATGTCAGTCTGTTTTCAGAAACACCGAATACATACGTCCACGGTTCTCAGTATTCACTCCAACGTATAAGACAAACGAAAGGATTTACAGAACCTATGAGAGTATGAAAAAACAAACATTCACCAATTGGGAATGGATTGTGTTGGATGATTCCCCTGATGATGTTACGTGGAATATCCTCAAGAAAATTGCTGAGAAGGACTACAGGGTAAAACCTCACAAGTTGTATCCAATTACAGGTGGTAACGTTGGTTTGGCAAAACACAGAGCGGCAACACTTGGTGATGGGGATTGGTTGGTTGAGTTGGACCATGATGATGCATTAACTTCAGAGTGTTTACAAATCTCTCATGATGCCATCCTTCAATACCCCGATGCTGGTTTCCTATACACAGACGTGACCGAGTGTTACGAGGATGGTGAATTCAAATACTATGACCACGATTGGTCAGGTGATTGGTATGCGAGACACGACAATTACTTTGACTTTGGATATGCAGGTCATACCAAAGTTATGGTTGATGGTGTGGAGAGATTGGCACATTGGTACCCTGATATCAACCCATTGTCCATACGGTTTAACATATCAATGCCAAACCATGTAAGAATGTGGGAGAGAAAACTATATCATGAGATTGGTGGACACAACAAGTTGACACCTGTTGCTGATGACTTTGAACTTATTGTTCATACATTTCTACATACACGAATGATTCACGTCAAAAAAATGTTATACATCCAATATAACAATAAAAATTCAACGGTTGATAACAATGCGACAGACATCAATCGTAGAGCAAGATTAATCCGAGACCACTATGACAAACGAATTCATGAGAGAATCATTGAGTTGGGTTTTGAAGATTGGAATTGGGATGAAGAACTGGGTCACTCTCAGAAGTTTCAAAACCGTGGGGGAGTGAGAAAGTATCATAATGAAGAACAAGTAATGAATTACATCTATGAATAATAACAAGAAAATTAAATTGTGTTTAAACGCAATGGTTGCCAACGAGGCACCAACAATAACCCGAATGTTAGAAACAGTGTGGAGACACATTGACTATTGGGTTATCCAAGATAACGGTTCAAAAGACGGAACTCAGGACATTATCCGTAACTTCTTTGCGGAAAAAGGAATCCCTGGTTTACTCTATGAGATTGAATGGCAATATCCAGGTTGGAACCGAGACCATACCTTGAAGACATGTCTCCAAACAGACCACGGATGTCAATGGATTTTGAGGATGGACGCTGATGAGATTCTTGAGATTGATGAAGATTTTGATTGGTCCGTATTGGATGACTTGAGTGTGGATTCTTATAACGTAATTGCACATGCAAACGGTATGAGATACTACCGAACTTGGTTGTGGAATGCTGACCGACCATGGTTCTTCCAACACGATAAAAGACACGAAACAATCCACTTACCTGAAATCGGTGAAGGGTTTGTTAGAGTTACTCTCCCTGAAGGATTCAGACATGTGGTTCACAGTGACGGACAGACTTGGAATGTTCCAAGAAAGTTCTTGAAAGACGCGTTGGAACTTGAGATTGACAAAGTGGTTGGTAATACCGTTAAAGAAGATTTGTATCACCTTTGGTATGTTGCAAAATCATACTCTGATTGTTGGGGTAAGTCTGACGAACTTCCATTTGGTTTAGACCACTCAAAAGAATTTGCTAGAAGATGTATTTTCTACTACGAAAAGTTCATGGAGTATTCTCACAACTATTATGTTACTGGTAGACCTGCAAGAATTGATGAGATGGCTTACTTCGCATTTATCTTGATGGGTCAGGCTTGGGAAGTAATTGGTGACTTGGAAAAAGCTGAAAAGTGTTTTCATCAGGCAGAGGCGTTCGCTCCAATAAGAAACGAACACTTACTCTACCTGTGTTTCTTCTTGGAAACTCAAAGAAGATACGATGAAATCTATGGATACTTACAAATTATGATGGGACAAGAAAGAGTGAATCCATTCCCTCAGATGTGTTTCTTGATTGAAGACCGTTGTTACCATAACACATCAAATTTCTTACAAGAGTGGTCAGATAAACTCAAACGTAGAATTGAGGAACCAGTATTAAGTTCTGACGGTGTTGAATTTGATTTCGAATAGCAAATATGATTACCTAATCGTAGGCGCAGGACTCTTCGGAGCAACCTGTGCCTACGAGTTGGGTAAAAATCATAGAGTACTTGTAATAGATAAAAGAAGTCACATTGGGGGTAACTGTTATACCGAAGATGTTGACGGAATTCATGTTCACCGATACGGTGCACACATCTTTCATACAGACAGTAAAAAGATATGGGATTGGGTAAATCAATTTGCAGATTTTAAACAGTTTGTTAATTCACCCATAGCAAACTACAAAGAAGAGTTATACACCCTCCCATTTAATATGTGGACATTCTACCAACTGTGGGGTGTGAAGACAGAAGAACAAGCAAAGGCGAAGATAGAGGAACAAAGGTATAAGGGTCCTGTAACTAACTTAGAACAACAAGCCTTGTCTATGGTTGGTACCGACATATATGAGAAGTTTATTAAGGGATATACCGAGAAACAATGGGGGAAGAAATGTGCGGAACTACCTGCGTCAATCATCAAAAGAATACCTGTAAGGTTTACATGGGACAATAATTACTTCAATGATAGATACCAAGGTATTCCTGTTGGCGGGTACACACAGATATTTGAAAAGTTATTGGACAATGTTGATGTGTTCTTGAACCAAGACTTCTTTGAAAACAAAAGAATGTGGGAAGAGGCTGCGGATAAGATAATCTACACAGGACCAATTGATAAGTTTTTTGATTACGAACATGGTAGATTAGAATACCGTAGTTTGAGGTGGGAGAACGTCCATATTACTTCACACAGTTTTCAAGGACATCCCGTGGTTAATTATACTGACAGTGATACACCATTCACAAGGATTTTAGAACATAAGTTCTTTGACTATCAAAATCAAAAAACAAGTTATGTTAGTAAAGAATATCCCTGTGACTATACAGGTGATAATGAACCGTATTACCCAATCAAGGATGATACAAATGGTGAGATTTACACCAAATATAAAATACAAGGTGATAAACTTGAGAAGTATATGTTCGGCGGTAGGTTAGGAACTTATCAATACTATGACATGCACCAAGTTATTGCTCAGGCACTTCATCTTTGTCAGAAAATAAAAATGGGTTAAGTTTTACTCAAATGAAACATCTGTACAACAGAATGAATCGTTAGATACTTGAGAGATGATGTTGGTTATTTTTGACTTGAGTCTATTGGCGATTGCAATTCTATCAACAAACTCAGAATCTGTATAGATTTTTAATCCATAAACCCAATCACACATTGCTGACATAACAGGTGATTTAAATAAAAATGTTATGTCAACACGGTATACATCAGATAAAATAGGGTCTTTCTTGATTGCCGACTTGACAATCTTTTGTAGAGACCTTTTTAATATGAGATTTTTATCCGGCATGTTTTGGTAAGTATAAACATAAATACTTAAATATCCTCAATTATGTTTCAATAAACGAGGTATTTCTTATATTATAGGTATTTATTTTTTAAAGGTCACCCAATGAAAAGACGATTAGTAGAAGATATTAAGAGACAACAGAAATTAATGAATATTGAAGAACAATCATTCTCTTCAGAAAAACGACCTTCATTTTTTGATGTTGAGAAATTCATGAAAGGTAGTTCTACACCACAAGACGCAACATATGTTGACACAAATATTATAACTCCTCAAACATCTCCAAGTTCTTTTGAAGAGATTACAAACAAAGTTATTGATAATATAGAAGGTGGTTATTATCACCCTAAGATGAATCAAAGTGCAATGGGAAAATCAGGTGAAACTATGATGGGTATTGATAGAAGACATGGTGGTGACATTAATACTTCACCTGAGGGAAGAGAATTTTGGAAGTTAATTGATGATGCCGATGCTAGTTCAAAGTGGAAACACAAATATATGGGTGGTAGTTTAGAACCAAAATTGAAAAGTTTGGTTGCTAAAATGATGAAACCATTCTTTTTGAAGAACATGAATAATTATCTTTCACCTGAGGCGAGAAAAATAGTAGAATCAAATCCTAATTTAATGTTTCACTTTGTCTATGGTACGTGGAACGGACCAGGTTGGTTTAGAAAGTTTGCTATAAAAATAAATGATGCTGTGAAGAAAGGTATTACTGACCCGAACAAGTTAACAGAAATTGCAATACGTTCAAGAATAGACTCGGGGAATAGTGTAATTGCTCAAAGCGCTAAAAAAATTAACAATATATTAGGTACCAACGTAGCCTAAAAAAAAGAAGGGGACAAAGTCCCCCTCAAAAAGTCTGGTTAAACACTAATCAACACTCTTGGACAACCAGCCAACCCTCAAATGATACTACAATCATAAGGGTGGAAATATTTTTATCAAGTCTTTGTAATGTGAAATATTGAAGTTACTTTTGTGGTATGAAAGTTCACAAAAATTATTGGGGTCTCATCGGATGGTGTGTCTTATTTGTATTCATATTCATCGTATCATTAATAGTTCACTCATGAAAATCGTTTTAGAAAAAGGTCAGGGTTTGTTTTTTACATCTGACACTCACTATAATCACAATAACATTTGTAAGGCAACTACAAATTGGAACGGTGCAGATAACTTGACAAGGGATTTTAAATCACTTGAACATATGAATAGCACGTTGGCTAACAGAATCAACGAGATGGTTGGTGAAGATGATATTCTAATTCACTTGGGTGATTGGTCGTTTGGTGGTTTTGAATCTATTGAGGAGTTCCGTAGCCGTATTCTTTGTAAGAATGTTCACTTGGTCTTTGGAAACCACGACCACCACATTCGTAGAAACAAGGGTGATATCCAAAGAATATTTTCATCATGTCAAGATTATCTTCACTTGGATATTCGCAAACCTGAAGGTAAGGAAGTTATGAAATACTCTATGGTGTGTATGCACTACCCAATAGCTTCTTGGGATGGTATGAACGATGGTGTGGTTCACTTACACGGACACGTTCACTTACCACCTAACTTGAGAGTTAACGAAGGTAAAGCAATGGACGTGGGGGTTGATGGTAATGATTTATATCCAATCTCATTTGAAGAGATTAGGAATATTATGAAAGATAGACCTCGTAAAAAATTGGTGTTACCTAAAGACCACCATGAAAAAAGATTAGAAGTGTAATTTTATCTTTCTTACTTTGTTCTTGAACCAGCGTTTTAGGTAATACCAAAACCTTTTTCTTGGGTTGTTAAAATCTATAAACTCCTTTTCAATCTCAGAATTTTTACCTTTAACTTTGTAATAAATTTCGGGATTAATAATTGATTGTTCTTTTTGTTTCATATACTATTATAATATATCTTTGTTAAATGAAAAATCTATACTTAGTTCGTGGATTACCTGGGTCAGGTAAGTCTACATTAGCCCGTGAAATATCAACAGCATTTGTTGAGGCGGATATGTTCTTCTTAAATCATGAAGGGGAATATGTGTTTGATGGTTCCAAAATTAAAGAAGCTCATGCTTGGTGTAAGGCAACGGTTCGTGAGTGGATGGAAATGAATAACGATACCTACGGGTTAGAATATTCTGATATTGCGGTGTCAAACACTTTCACTCAAGAATGGGAGATGGAGGATTATTATCAGTTGGCTAAAGAATATGGTTACCGAGTGTTTTCTTTGGTTGTTGAGAACCGACATGGTGGTGTGAATACTCATGGTGTTCCTGAAGAAAAGTTGGAACAGATGAAAAATCGTTTTGAGTTTAAGATTTGATATGGATTGGAAAGAATATTTTTTAAACATTGCCGAGTCGGTTAAGTTAAAGTCAAAAGACCAACGAACACAGATTGGTGCGGTTATAGTTGGACAGGACAAAGAGATTGTCTCAACGGGATTTAATTCATTCCCTCGTGGGATTGATGACAATGTTCAAGAGAGACAGGAACGTCCTGAAAAATATTTTTGGATGGAACATGCCGAAAGAAACGCTCTTTACAACGCAGCTCGTATTGGTGTATCAACTAAGGGTACTACAATGTATTTGACCTGTGGTATACCTTGTACGGATTGCGCTAAGGGTATTATATCTTCAGGTGTTAAGTCAATCTATTGTAAAAGAGAAGACACAACTAAGAATAGAGAGTATTGGGATGAACATGCAAAACGTAGTTTGGTGATGTTTCAAGAGGCTGGTGTTGAAATATTCTACTACGACTAGTTTGATTATTTAAAAAAACTTGATTAACATTGAATTATGAATATGACATTAAATTTAGTTGGATGGTTATTTTATCTCATTGGGATGATATGGGGAACCATTCGTGAAAAAAAAGAAAATCAAAAAATTAAGGACGCAACTTCATTTCTTGGTGAAGCAATTAAAACGGGTGATACTGAAATTTACGAAGACGCTACGTTTCAATTAAAGAAGGCTCAACTTGACCAAATTGGTCCTTACAGTTCTTACAGTATCAAAACTCATTTCTTTACCTTAGGTTTAGGTATTTTTATTTCAAATCTTATTCTTATATTTTTATAACTATGAACATCAAACAAGCACTAAAACAAAAAAATAAGTTGGTGAAGAAAACATCAGACTTATACAACCGTCTAAATGAGAATAACTCAGTTGAAGAAGGTGCAATCCGTCACTATGACGTTGAAGAAACTCTTACCGAATTGTTAAACAATGTTGACGATTTGGTTGAATTAAAAACTAAAATCCACATGGCAAACATGGAGGTTTATAATAAAATTTTTAAGATGTCAGAACTTAAAAGTTTGTTGAAGAACCTTCGTGGTTTAGATTGTGGTGAAGGTACGGTAAGAAAAATGCACCGATACAGTGATGAAAGCCCAATGGTAAAAACCACTATTATTGATGTGGTTCGTCGTAATAACTTGATTGAACTTCTTGAAAGTAATATTGAAAGACTTCAAGATGAATTGGATGTTCACAACGCAACCAAAACAATCTAAAGATAGTTGAGTCCGTCAGAGATTAAATTTTCATCCAGGCTTCGGCTTTACACTAGAAACCATGATATCAGGATTTGATTTTGCTTTTAAAATTCAACCGTCAAGAGATTCAACAAGCAAACTTTAACATTTAAAACTCTTTCTGATATTTTTTTTCTGTACGAGACTCACTACCCTCACTCTTTACGAGTGGGGGTTTTTTATTATGATTAAAGTATGATATACTTCTTTTACTTGATATTGTTATGTTTTGTTTTGTGTGCAGGACTAATACTTGGTGAGATTATTACCAACAAGATACCAAATAGCTCATTTGCTAAATGGTGGAGAAAATATGTTGTATGTGATGATGACTTGGAAGGGTTAGATTAATTAAACCCTTGCGTGAAAATTAATATCGTCATAGACACTTGGTATTGACCTCATCAACAATTTTTGTTTGTCGGGGTGTAAATCTTTGGGAAATTTTATATTGTAAACTAGTTCGGGTCTAAAATCTTGAAGATAAGGACCTGTAATTATAACATTAAGATTTCTACCATTAACAATTCTTCTGAGTCTATCTGTCATAATACCCTGAAGTTCCAAAATTTTATCTTCCATGAATTTGTAATTAACGTGTTTGAATATGATTTTATCAAAATCTTCTTCTAAACCAACTAACTCCAATGATTCTATAATTTCGTCTTCAACTTCTTCAAAAAATTTATAATAATTAGAATCATAGTTTGGACCCAACATATGAAATTTAGAACTATCAACCTTAAGAGTTAGGTTCAAATTACCCGAAGGTCCTGATTCTCTTATTGAAAATGGTATTGAATAGATACTAAAAAAATCTTTCAACACTTTAGTTGCAACTTTAATTTTACTACTCATTATTTTAAATACTTTTCACAATCATAATAATTCAACTTTCTTTGAATGTTATCTATTAAAAATAGGTCAACATCTTTTAGTTTTATTAAAAACTCAAGTTCATAAAGATAACAAACACACTCCTCTTCTTTGCTATCTAAGGATAATTTTGATAGTTCAATATGTTTTGATTCGTGAACTATTACACAAGCCAAATTTTGGATGTTACCATATCTAACTTCAATGGTTGTGATATAAATTTCATTACCTTCGGTGGTTGAATAGTTACCATTCCAAAAACCAATATGAGTACAATTTTTTATTACTGTGTTGTATACCGTTGTGTCGGTATTTTTAATTAGTGTTAGTGCCTTATGAACATTATGTTCCCAATTATCGCCAACAACATCTATTTTTATCTGTGCATTAAGAGTTATACAAAAAATTGTAAGTAGTGTAAAAACAAGTGATTTAATCATATTTATAATTACACTAATTAACACTCTTATGAGAAAACTTATGATTGCGATTTTATCGCTAACCATGTTGGTCACTGCAAAGGCTCAAACCTGTCCCACACCGACAACAACAGGAGTTCACATCACATTAGACTCGACCTATCAAACAGGTAAATACAGTGATGGTTTCACAAACGTAGGGCTCTGTTTCTACAACAGTTCATCAGAGAACATAACAGCGGTTCAATTTAGAATGTTTTACGACAAACAGGCCTTCAGTGGTGTGGATACCGTAACATCAACTAACACGAGCTTCTCACAATATCTTCAGTATGTAGACAATCCAACATCTGGTTATGTAACTATTACAATGACCTACACTGGTACTGTTTCAACTTTTGATATTCCTGACGGTTCGTTGTTTAATGTTAAATTGAATCACACAACTGCACTTGCAACAACTTACTTTACAATTTCAGATTTGACATTTGTTGGTTCAAGTAGTTTTTCACAAACAGCGACAAAACAATCAGGTGATGATTACAGTTTGAATCTAACAAACTTTGGTGGTGAATTATTACCTCAAGTATTCTCATTCAAAGGGAAGTTTGTGAATGTTACAGGTACGGCAGCAAAGAACATTACGGTAGCTCTTGAAAAGAAACTTAAGACATCTTCAACATGGTCTCAAGTAACTTCTCAAGCATCGGGTCTTGATGGTAAATTTGCATTCAATAATGTTGAGGTAGATACCTCAGCTTGGAATGTTAGAATCAAAATCCAAGGTGATACTATGTCAGTTGGAAATGTTGTAACAACCGCAGATGCTCAGAGAATTAACCAATCTGTTTTGGGTACAAATACAATGACAGGTTTTGATTTCTATTCATCAGATGTTAACGGTGACAATAAAGTTACAATTTCTGACGTTTATGGTGTTTATGCGAGAGTTGCAGGTAGATTCACCACTTGGGCGAATTCAGTACCTGATGTTAAGTTCTTCACTCAAAGTGAATACTCATCAATTAATGGTACAACAACCTCTCAACAAACAACATATGCAGGTGTAACTAATTTTACATTTAATATTGTTGCGGGTCAACCTGACTCAGTTACATACTATGTGTTGGTACCAGGTGACGCTAACGGAACAGGATTCAAAAGAGCTCGTTTGATTCCAATTGAAATTGTTAACCCAAACAACGCTAACAAACGTATCATTGATGTTACAACTCAATACGACAATAATCTAAAAACCATTGAAGTAAACTTCCCAACCCTTGGTGTTGATGAAGGTAACTTGGTAAGAGTTCCTGTAAAATTAAAAACATCAGGAATTGACTTAGGAGCGTTACAACTTTCAATGAAATATGACTCTGATTTGTTAGAGTTTGTATCACTTCAAAATGAATTGAAATCTTCTTATTGGATTTCTTTCATTAATGTAAACGATAACGAAGTTGAGTGGGGTGGATACGACCCAACAAATAATAGAAATTTGGTTAAAGACGGTGAGACTTTATTCACATTAGAATTCCGTTCTAAAATGACTCAGAGTGAATGGAACAAAAGTCCTTTATATGTTACAAGAAAATTTGCTGGTGACAATGTTGCAACTGATTTAATTATCACACCAACAGATGGTATCTTACAAGTCTTCAAAAGAAACCCTACCGAGTTATCGGGTTTTGAAAAGATGAGAGTTTACCCAAACCCAACCATGGGTGAAACCATGATTACATTCAAGATATACGAGAAAGGTTTTGTTACCTTAGGTGTTTACGATATGGGTGGTAAAAAATGTATTGAAGTATTAAACGGAACATACTCTGTTGGTCAATACTCTACAACTGTAAACTTAGGAATGTTAAGTGCTGGTGAATACATCGCTATTCTCAGAAAAGACGATGAGTTGTATTCAGAGAGAACTTCAGTAGTTAAGTAAAAACTTGGGGTCACAATTTGTGACCTCAATAGCCAAAAAAATTCAAATAAACCCTAAATTAAATTTAAATAAAATGTCAGAAGAACAAGAAAATGACGGAACATGGAGTGGTCTTAAGAAGACTATTATCGGGACGATTGCAACAGCAGTCACAGCTGGTGGAGCTTATTTCACCACAACACTTTTTGGTGGTGATGAAGAAGAGTCACCAAAAACAGAGCAAGTTGCACCTGCGGCACCTGTGATTAATTTAAATGTTGACAATTCATCTAAGAACACGAATTCTGGTGGTGGAACAACAACAGTTATCAAAGAAAAGACAGTTGAAAAACCAGCGGCACCTGCTCCTAAACAAGAGAAAAGTGAGTCTGAAGATGCACCTTGGTAAACTAATTGTTTTGGGATTAGTATTAGTTGGGTGTGGTACTCCAAAAGAGTGCCATGGTCAACAAATCGGTTCTGTTAAAACTGAGGAGTATACCGCAAATTTTGAAAAGAAAAAGTCTTTGGAATCACTTCCACCTTATACAGATACAATACAAATCCCAATTCAAATCTTAAAGATTGGTATTAATGATGAAGTGTATGAAATGTACCCTGAATTAAAAGATGCTCGTGTTGGGATGGGTGTTACAAACATTGTATTGGAATACTTGGAGGAAACAGGAAGATTTGTATTCACAGAAGACAAATTGGAAATCAAAGAAAGAATGGTTCAACAATTCAAAGCTTCCAATAAAGGATTTACCGAAAACAAAATTGATGGAAAAGGTAAAATCAAATTGGCAAAATACTTTGTTTACATTGAAGTCTATGATTTTTCTGTAGGTGAAGATGAAGTTGTTGAAACAAGTGGTGTTACAATAAAACAAGTAACTCAGTTAGGACTACAGGTTAGATTTGTGGATGCTGAAACGGGAGAAATTATTACAGGGTCAGGTCAAGGTAGAGCAATCACAACCAAGACTTCAACGACTTTAGGTGATATTGAAGGACCAACATTTAACAAATCAACTGTGGGTGTATCTACAAAAAAGGCTCTTGAGACTTCAACTGTAAGAGTAGTTGAAAAACTCATTAAAAAAGGAATGTTAAAAAGTTAAAATGAAAAAATTATTTAGTACAAGTGATTACGTTAAGGTAGATGATAAAAACAGATTCTACTACATGTTACAACAAATGCAATCAAACAGATGGAGAATTACTATCGTTGTGTTGTTTTTGTTTTTCTTTATCATTTTAGGTATCAACGTTGCAACATTTGCGGGTATTCAAATTCAAGAGAGTTGGAAGGAAATGTTATTAATCTTATTGGGTGCTTTCGTTGGTAATCTAAATAAGGTTGTTGACTATTGGTTTAACTCTGAAGATAGAGATAAGATGTTAATTCAGAAAGTGGACGAGGAAGATGGTCAAGTATTATCGGATGTGACGAGTGTTGATTAATGAAAAAAATATTAATCATATTATCACTATTATTTTCCTCTAATTTATTTGGACAGGGGTTCACGTATTCGTATGTGGACCCTTGTTCCAAAAAACAAAAAGTAATTAATATTACGGGTAACCAAAATGTTACCGTGAACTACCTTGGTTTTATTGGTAGTTTTAGCCAAACAGATTTTGTTAATGGTACTTTTGATAATTGGATAACAAGTGTTCAAGTTCAAGGTGCAAATCAACCATGTGATGAGATGATGACACAAACTCAGACAACTCAAAATATGATTATTACTCAAAACATAATAGCAACATTGACTTCTATTACTGCGGCATCTACTATGAGTGTATCATCGGTTGGTAACTCAATTAGTAATAGTGTAGATAATGCTTCGTCAAATAACTCTTCGTCCTCAAGAAGAGGTTCTTCAAACAAACAAAACAATGGAACAAATCAATCAAATAATACATCTTCAGGAACTGTATCGAATGGTTCTACAACTCAAAACGGAACACCTAACACAACAGGAAACTCAGGAGGTGGTTCAACTAATGGTGGAGGAAATTCGCAACAAGGAGAAACAACTAACCAAAATGGAGGAAACACATCAAGTTCGGGTAACTCAACTCAAGGTGGAAGTGGACAGACTCAGCCATCTGTAAACAATCCTTCAAATAATAATTCAAGTCAAGGTAATACCCAATCGGGTACAAATACAGGTCAAAGTGGGGGTGGTAATACCCAATCGGGTACAAATCCAACTGATAAACCTAAACAAGAGACTACGGGTGGAGGTGTTGGTGGAACAACAAACTCTGTTGCAAACGCTGCAGAATCATCATCAGGTAATGGTGGTGGTTCCAAAGTTAGAGTGGGTTCAGTAATTGGTACGGGTGATATCGTTGCGTTAAGAAGTAATGAAGACGGTTCAAATCAGTTTAAAGGGACTATGTCGGTTACCAAGTCAAATACAAACAATACAAAGGCAAAAGGATTTCTTTTGAACTTCACAACAACAATTAATAATACAAACCTTACATTTTACGGGGCGTTTTCTAATAAGAAAAAAACAAACACTTTGATTGTTGCGAACTCATCTATGATTGATTTTGAAAAAAACCTGTTCAACACATCAACTGCAATGAATTCAAAGAGATTTGGTAAATTAACTATGATGGGTGGACTGAACATGACTGTGGGTGTTTTAGCCGGTGAAGGGTTTTCAAACTTGTCAGCAATTGGTGGAGGGTTTATGCCATTCAAAGCATCTAAAAAACTTTCAGGGAATATATTAATGTTGGGGGTTTATTCACCCTTTACAAAGTTCTATGATGGTAAGTGGTGGGATTCAGGAATCTTATTGGTACCGTTCAGTTCTTGGGATTATACAATATCAAAATCATTCAAGTACAACGTGAGTATTTCTAGTACTTACCAAGTAAAAGGTAATGTATTAAACTATCAAATATTAACAGGGGCAAAAATTTTATTATGAGAAAACTAATTATAACAATAGGTATTATACTAAGTGGTATAAATCTAAACGCACAAGATTGTTACACTGTAACTAAAGTAGAAAATAAAACAGACAATCCTGATTTATCTTCAAAGAGATTCACCTTTGGTGTTAAACAAATTACCGAAGAATTAGTAAGTCAAAAATATTCATTATGTGAAGATGGTGCACCAATAACTGTTGATATAGTTTCTATTGAAGCACCTTCAATTGGTTTTAACATCGGACCATTCATGATTAAAAAGAAAATAACTATCGTAAAGACTAAAATGATTATTGATTCTGTGGTTTACGAGGGTGAGGGTGATGCTAAATTATCCGTAAAAGCTGGTTTTGCCGAATTAAGAGATGAGAACTTACCTTTCGAGAAATCAGTCTTTGCTACAGCTGTAAAAAAATCTATTGAAGATGCTTTGAGTAAATTCTAATGAGAATTTTGTTGTTCATAATGAGTTACTTTATTTTTGGTGATTTGGTATCCCAAAATTTTACTTATTCAGGAACAATATACAATGCTGATGAAACAGGTGCAAATAATGTACCTGTCAAATTATACAAAAGGAGCGTCAGTACTACTGGAAACAACAGTACGTCTGTAAAAGTATATCGGACTCACTTCGGAACAGGTAATACATCTCAATACCAAGCATATCCATCCACAAGAACTGAAATGGATAGGTGTTTCAACACTTCTTATAGTGCAACTAATCTTTGGTGGAGTGGGACCATGTCAGGGAACGTATCATTGAATTTTGGGCAATATACAAGTCTTACATCTGCCGGAGCAACCGTTCCGACAAGTGGTGAGTATTATGCTGTTGAGGTAACATTCACTTTTACTCCCCAAGAAACAGGAAGTTATTCTTTTGGAATAACCTCTGATGATGGTTCAGATTTATTGTTGGTTAACACTGGTAATATAGTCGAGTGGTACGGTGGTAAAGGATATGGTGTCTACAGATACGGTACCGTTAATTTGACAAAAGGAAATTCATATACTTTTATCGCAAGAATGCAAGAGTATGGTGGTGGGGATGGTTTATATTTAGTGTGGAGAAGACCCTCCCAAACAACTCACTCATATCAATCATCAGAGATTGGTACTCAATCTACTACAACAACAACTTGGGCTTTGGAAGCAACTTCTAATACAAATTCTACCGGTTATTATAGTTTTAACAGAACGAGTGACCCATCAAAACAATACTATATTGAAGTTGTCTCACAAACTCCTGTTACAAGTTTGAATAATTCTGACGGGTTAATAATTGGTAATTATGTCTTGAAAAACAAATCTGTAAATGGTATTATCTTTCAAACCTACGATTTGAACAATGATGGTAAATTAACAGTTTCGGACCAATTTTTACTTTTTGCTAAAAAATCAGGTCTTAAATCTACGTGGGGGTCTTTACCTATCTCAAGATTTTTCATTCAGAGTGAATTTGATTCATTGAAAGTGGCAAATTCCAATTTAAGAAATACTTATTCAGGTGTTGCGACTTATACATCTTCAACCCTAACAAGTGGTGGAAGTTTGAATTTATATTTGATTGCTACAGGATATTATAAACAAGTTACCTATTAAAAAATGAAGAAATTATTTTTATTAATCCCAATATTATTTTTTACATCCTCAATAAATTTAGATGATGTAACATTACAGAAAACAATCTATAAAGTACGATATTCACAAGTTTTCGAACAACCTTTGGAATTGACTTATGAGTCATCAAACCGACCTACCAATGTTAACAGAGGGTCTATGGATTTCTACTTAGAACCAAATGTTAAAACTTCAGACGGCGCAGACTACGTTAATAACATTTATGATAAAGGACATCTTGCACCTGCAGCAACTTTTTCAGATAATGAACAGAACCTTAAAACAACTTTTTCATATCTTAATTGTGCATTACAAAATCAATACCTCAACAGAGGGGAATGGAGATTACTTGAGGAACAAGAAAGAAAATGGGATGATGCTGAGAAGTTAACCATCAAGATAAGTGTTGAATTCAAAAATAAAAACACTGTCTTACCAACAGGTGCTACAGTACCAACAGGATTTACCAAACACATATACTTTAACAATCAAAGATTTTGGAAATGTTATTACTTCCCAAATGTAAAACCAACTAAAAAGTGGGGTGAACATCAAATTTCTTGTAGTCACTAATATTTAATAGTATGAAAGTTCGGTTAACGGAATCACAACTTATTGATTTAATTAAGGAGATTGCGGTAAAATCCCCTGAACTCCCACAATCATTTGAATTTAATATGGATATTGAAAAAAAACCAAACAAACAAATCAAAGTAAATTACATATCAGATAGAATGATTTCTAAGTTCAGAGAGATTAATGGTGTGTATGGTGAGGACTTTACCTTAGAAGTTCTTGATAGAGTATATGAAATTTTGAGTTCAGAGTTGGGCGGAGAAGAATAGTTTACTATATTTTTAAAAAATATAACCAATGAAAGTTCTGCGAAAAAAAATTAAGGTATTTGATGGTAAACCCACAAAAAGCGGTGGACACTCCCAATGGTTATCCAAAATTACAAAATTAGATTATCTTACATTGGAATTTGGTTTGTGGAGGTTTCATTACGACCACTTTTATTATGATGGACAACATCATGCTCTCTATTTGGGATTGGTTAGAATCTTTTGGGGTGGATTCCCATTTAAAGATGAAGAATAATTTGAACACTCACTTGTAAGTGGGGTTTTTTTATTTTAAATTTGTTGTATGGAAAAACGTTCAACCAAAACCCTTGATGTGAATACATGGATAAAAAAAGTAATTCGTAGTTGTGAGACTATACAACAACTTCATACTGCCAGACAACTTAAGAATAATTTTTTGAGAAGTTTGGATACCGATAAAAGTACTGATAGAGAATTATACCGTTTGGTTGATAATGACTTGACAGTTACCTTCCATACCAAATTTCGTGAATTGGTTGATGGTCAATCCAAATAACCCTCAAGTGATTTTTTCAAAGCAGATTTTGCTTTACTGATTTGTGAACGAGATGTTCCTGGGTCAATCCCTAAGACACTGGCAACTTCACTTATTGGTAAAAATAAAAGGGGAGTAGCGAATTCCCCTTTTTTTGTTACCGAAAACGATAACGGTCCTAATTGCCCTGAAACAGGGGGCTTGAAACAACATTTGTTTCATAATATAAATATCACGATATTTAAAGTTATGAAGTATGTTATCACTCAAAGTCAATTTCATAAGTTAGTTTATGGTTACCTGAACAAATTGGTTAAGTCTGCCGAAGTTGTTAGAGAAGAAAGTAGATATGTAGAAGGTGGTTTTAGTGTGACTGTAGATACCAATGGTCAACGACGATTCACTTATCAATTCACACCTGAAGGTGAAAGCTGGGATGACCCTACGGACAAAATTTATCCTGATAACGGTACACTTATAATTAAAAATGGTATTACTGACGATATGAAAGATTTGTTTGGACTTAGAAAAAGTAAGTTATTTGATTTAATTGCGGATTGGTTTACGGAGACATACAAAGTTGATGTGGACAGTGTATCGGAAAGCTCATATTAAATTTAAAACCCTCAATGAAAATTGGGGGTTTTTTGTTGTAAGTAATTATTTAAATGTAAAAATTTATTTTTATATTTAAAAATATGTTGAGCGATAGTTTTTATAATAATTTTGAATCCTATAAAAATATTTACAATAATCAGAGTCCCTATCCTCATGTTGTTATTGATAATTTTCTAAGAGATGATGTTTATAATGCGTTGATGAACGAGGTTAATCAATTATCAAAAAAACCTGATTCATTTTTTATTAACAATGTTTATGGTATTATAGATGAGCATGATAGTCAAAGGGGTAAAAGACAAGTTGATGGAATAGAAAAAATGGATTTAAAAATGGTTGAGGTGATTAAATTTCTTAATTCTAAATATTTTTTGGGTTTGGTAAAAGATATGACAGGATTTAAAGAATTACAATCAATTGAAAATTATAGTAACTCAGGATACCATCAAACTCACCGTGGAGGTTTTTTGGATGTTCATCATGATTTTAATTTATCTCATCATGATTCTACTTTGTTTCGTCAAATCAATTTTTTACTTTACCTTAATAAAAATTGGGAATCTGAATGGGGTGGTGATTTAGAATTATGGGACAAAGACATGTCAGGACCTGTCAAATTAATATCTCCAATTGGTAATCGTGTTGTAATGTTTAACATTGATAGGGCGCCTCACGGACATCCTAACCCACTAAACTGTCCTGAAAATGAGTACAGAAAAAGTTTTGCATTATATTATTATAATAGGGAAAACCCAAAATATAATCTTGTTAACAGGGCCATTTGGAAAAATGAAATTGATACATTAACATAAATCTCATGAATATAATATTTAAATGTCATGAGAGACGCGTATTCAATAATCGGGAAAGAAGTTTACTACAAAGAAAAAACTTGGACGGTGAAAGATTTTTTCTATGTTCCAAATAATGCAAACATTTACGTTGGGTTAAGAAGTGGGGGTATTACCCTCAATGTTATTCTTGATGATGTGATGAGTTTGCTAATTCAGTAATTTGGATTTATTAAAGTGAAAGTATTTTTTGATATAGTAATTGCGGTCCTCTTAACTTTGGGGACCGTTCAGTTTATTGGGTGGTTATTCTCATTACCCGAAAAGATTGTTGAATGGTATTACAACAACAAGTACAAACCAAAATAATTTTTTTATTTAAAGTTTTTGTTGTACATAAGATAAATGTGATTACCTTCGTATTGTTATTTAAAAACTACTTATAGTTATGATGTCAGAAACCCTTAGCCGAGCAATCAACGAGAAAGACGTTGAAAATACTTACCGTCAGTACTTCCACAAGAAGTTTGGTAAAGACTTCCAAGTTACGTCACCTTTTGGGTGTGATGGTTTTGGGGTTTCTAAAACTAACAAAGTTCGTGTCTTGATGGAATTTAAAGATGATGTAAATCTTTCAAACAAATCAGACCTTGTTAAGGTTCTTGCTCAATCCGTATTTTACATTAAACGTTTTTACGATAAAGGTATGATACCACCCTCAACAGTTTTTGTTGGAGACCGTAATGAGTGTGTTGCACTTCACGTGAATGACCTTTTGAAGTATTTGGAAATGGATGTCAATTGGAATATCGCACCATCTTCAGCACACACTGTCAGTGAATTAATGATGACTATGATGAAAGACGAAAAAATTTGTCCTTTTGTGTATAGCTCAAATGACTTTGCGGATTGTGTTCAAAAAATCAAAGAATTGACAGACAACGTACAACGTAAGGTTTTGGTTACTGACAAAAACATAACAGAAGTCTTTCGTTACTTTGATGAGAAAGTTTTGGGTAAAAATAAATTGTCAACTAACGAACGAGCTAATTTGTTTGTCCAACTTTTGGTGAACAACGAAGACAACTACCTTCACCCTGTATTAAAGCGTAAAACAGTTGTAACTAAATCTATGGGTGAAGTTTCTATTGTTTCTCGTGATGGTTTCATATCCTTCTTCAATCACTTTTCCTCTTCATACACTCCAAGCCAAAAACACAAGTTGGCGGCAGTTGTTGACCGTATTGTTGAAGACACAACTCGTCGTCGTCAGGGAGAGTTCTTTACCCCTGCTATTTGGGTTGACAAGGCTCACGAGTACATCGCTTCGGTTTACGGAGAAGATTGGAAGGAAAAGTATGTTGTTTGGGACCCAGCTTGGGGCACAGGAAACTTGACCCGTGACTATAAATTCAAAGAGTTGTACGTTTCAACTCTTAACCAATCAGATATTGATACGGCCAACCAGATGGGCTACAATCCCGAGTCAATCAAGTTTCAATATGATTTCTTGAACGATGATTATGCGAAACTCCCATTAGGTCTTCGTACTGCAATTGAATCAGGTCGTGAAATTATTGTATTGATGAACCCCCCCTACGCGACTTCAAACGATTTGGATAACACTAAGTCTGATACTACACTATCAAAAAAAGGGGTTTCAATCACTAAAGTTGGTGAGAAAATGAAAACTTTGAATTTGGGCGGTTGCACTGACCAATTATATGCTCAATTTCTTTTCCGATTTTTTCAAGACTTCCCGAAAATTCATGTTTGTTTGTTTTCACCTCCTTTATTCTACACAGGTCATTCTTACAAAAAATTCAGGGAAATGACTTCTGTTGAGCAAAAATTCCGTAAAGGGTTTCTTATGGATTCTAAAAACTTTGCGGATGTAAGTTCTTGGGGTTTATCATTTTCTATTTTGTCAAGTCAAATTTAATTTTTACCTTTGAGTTATGGTACAACTAGACATACTTGAAATGGACAGTGATTTAATGATTGTCCAAACTGGAAAAAAAACCATTTACAATGTTGATGGTAAAATCTCACTCAATGAATGGGTTAAAGTCAAACCGAAAAACAAAGTTACTTTCCCCAATTTTAAATCAGCTTTCAACGTTGGGGGTAAAAATAGGCTTTATGATACAGAAGCATTCGGTTATCTCGTAACAAATGGAAACAGTGTTGAAAAAAATACTTCAAACTGTTATATCATAAGTGGTCCGCCCAATAGTAATAAATCAGGTACAAATGTCTATTCAGATAACTTTCTAAAAACTACTGCGGTTTTGAGTTCATCAATCTTGGTTAAATCTGATTGGACCAATTCTAAAGATGAATATTTAGTACCAAACGAAAATCATCCTCTATATGAAAATTACCAACACGATTCAATTGTTCTAAGTTTGTTTGATAACTCTTTCGGATTAGTTTCTTTTCGAGGATTGGAACATATGGAACAAACTTTCAACATCAAGAATGAGTTCTTTTGGATTTCTGCTGACCGGATGAAAACTTTGGCTGACAACATGGGTTACGACGAACTTTACAACGACGCTCGTACTTCACCTGACCGTCATGTTTACAAACTACTGTTTGGAACTGAAAACATCTACGAGAAACTCTCACCTGATGCGAAAGCAGTCCTTGATAAAGCAACGGAACTTGTGGAACTATCCATGGAAATGCGTCAAGTGATGGCAAACGATGAGAATCATCTTAACTCATGGGATGCGGGTTATGCTCAACTCAAATTAGTATGGAAAGAATACTTCCCTGAGCAGTTCAAAGAGTTCCGACAGTTATACAAGAACATGGAGGACCGAATGCGTCCACTTGTTTACGAGTTAGGATTTCTGATGAAGTAAAAAAGAACCCTCACCAAAAGGTGGGGGTTTCTTTTTACATTCAAGTTTCTTATACTTTCAAAAAAACATTATGAGTAAAGTAAAAATTTCAACAGACAGAGGTGATATGATTGCCGAGTTGTATGATGAGGCAACGCCCATCACGGTAAAGAACTTCACAGATTTAATTGGTAAAGGGTTTTACAATGGACTAAACTTCCACAGAGTACTTCCAAACTTCGTTGTTCAGGGTGGATGTCCTGAAGGAACGGGTAGAGGAGGTCCTGGTTACAACATTCAATGTGAGGTGACAGCACCAAACCAATATCACGACAAAGGTGTTTTATCAATGGCACACGCTGGTAGAAACACAGGTGGTTCACAGTTCTTCATTTGTCACAACCGTCAGGGAACACAACACTTAGATGGAAACCACACATGTTTCGGAAGAGTTGTGGAAGGTCTTGATGTGATTGATATGATTAGACAAGGAGATAAGATTAACTCCATGGAGATTATCTAAAAAAAGAACCCTCACTCAAAAGGTGGAGGTTTTTTATTTAATTACGTCTTCTACTCCAATAAACGGTGGTTACAGGTAAATCAAATTTGTTCATAATCCATTTTTTGAATGGTTCTTGCCAAGAATATTCACCAAAAGTGTCAGATAAGTCATCATCATAAGGATGGTTTACCACCATGATAGGACAGGTTTGATTTTGTCTTTGTGGTGCATCTTCATAAAAAAAATCACAACCGTACCAACTAAACAATTCGTTATTGTTTTCATTATAATCTTCAGGTCCCTCATAAAATATAATGTAAGATTCATCATCATATTCCTCACCTGTTTCATAGTCAAAATCAATAGTTACGTAAGTTCTTATATTATCTGTAGGGAAGATTTTATCCAAATATCTGAAAATAACTTTGTCCAAAGATGATTCGGTGATGATGTATTTCATATAGAATAAATATAAAGTGGTTGGTTTGTTTTTAAACCAAAAAATATTATCTTTGTGGTATGGGAAAGATAATTTTAGAATTTGACAGTATTGAGGAATCTGTGGAGGCGAAAAATGCACTTGACGGAACTAAATGGAAGATTGCCATGTGGGATTTGGACCAAAAACTACGTTCTATGGTAAAACACGGATATGCTATGTATGGTAATCGTGAACTAACTGATGATGAACAGAAGATGGCTTTGGAAATCAGAGATGAACTATACAAGATTTTGAACCAAGCCAATCTTGATTTGGAGGATTAATTTATGGAAAAGAAATTAGCGAAATTAGAGGAAGAACGTGAGAACTATGAGAGTGTAAGATACCGAATGGGTGATGAAGGTATGGATTATTGTTTTGAACACTACAGTCAATTTGAGGAGATAGAGGATGAGGAGTTCCACAAGTTAAGGACGGAGTTCTTAGAGAGTACTTTAAAGCTCCGTAGTTATGTGGAGAACAAACTGAGTGAACTGTCCTCACAAATAGAAGATTTGGAGTGGGGGGATTACTCTAATTAGATTTATCCTTTACAGAATACGTTATTGTATTACTTTTTATTGAATGGAAAACTTAGTGGTGATAACCGCACATTGCCCATCAGAAGAACAAGAAAGGGCTCTTGAGAGGTGTATTGATTCTGTTTCAAAAAGTGGATATCACATTGCCTTATTATCTCACACTCATATTTCTTTTCATATTCAAAAAAAATGTAATTTTTATTTCTACGACTATTTGAATGATACTTCTGAGGACGTAGATTTGTTACCTCCTGGTTTCTTTTTTTCTTTTGATGACAAAATCATAAAATCCATTTTTTTCATAAAAAACTTTTATGGATTTGCTATCTACAGAATGTTTTCAATGGCGTCACAAATTGCAATCAATTTTGGATATAAAAATATACATCACATTGAGTATGATGGTGAGGTCCTTGATTTAGAAATTTTAAAACAACACAATGAGTTATTAGAAAATTATGACTCAATTCTTTACACAACAACTGGTGATAGTGATGGGTTTATGTTTGGGTCTTTAAAGTCTGCGAGGGTTGACAAATTACCACGATTGTTCACCGATTATAATCGTGATGAGATTGAAAAAAGGATTAGAGATTTTGGGCAAAATGTAAATTTGGAATATATTACCAAAACAGAGTTCAACAATCACACAAATGTTTTGTTTAGAAAAGAATCTGAACTCAATGGTTTTTTCAAAAAGGGAGGGCATTTTTACGAGAGAAATTTACATTATACTCTTTTTTATGATAAAAAAGACAACAAAATCAAACTTTTCTACAATTCACAAAAAAATGAAGAGGAAACTATAATTGTTATTATAAATAATTCCGAAGTACATACCTTGAATGTAAAACCTAACCATTGGTATATTGAAACTTTGTATACTATGGATGAAGTAAAAACAATCAGAATTGATAATTCAGAAAAAATAATATACGAAAAACATTTTGATGATACTTTCAAAGAGATTTTTAAATTAAAATCTCACGTAATTTATGAAGAAAATAATTAATTTTACTCCAACAGGTACTCAGACAACGAGGATTAATTCGTTCGCACCATTGACTTCAAGTGAGATTGTGGATGAGGTAATAGGTGCGAATGAGGTTGGTGTATCCATTGTTCATCTTCATGCAAGGGATGAGGTTACGTTAGAAAACACATACAAGAAGGAAGTATATCAGAAGATAATAGAGGGGATAAAGAAGTATTGTCCTGAGTTATTGATTTGCGTTTCATTAACAGGTAGGAATTTCCCTGAACTATCACAAAGAGCGGAGGTTCTACAGTTATATCCTGACATGGGTTCACTAACAATGTCATCATTAAACTTCCCATCAGGAACATCGGTTAACCAACCTGAGATGATATTGTCTTTAATTAATGAGATGGACAAATACGGGGTACAACCTGAGATAGAATGTTTTGATACGGGTATGTTAAACTATACAAACTATCTTATTTCAAAGAACATATTAAAGTCTCCACACCACATCAATATAATTTTGGGGAATATCTACAATGGTCAATGTGACTTTGGTACGTTATCAACAATTAAAAATAACTTACCAACGAACTCATTTACGTGTTTGGGTGGAATAGGTTCACAACAGTTAAAGAGTATGACCTATGGGTTATTGGATTTTGATGGAATTAGAATAGGTTTGGAAGATAATTTATATTATAGGGGTAAGGAAAAGACCACCAACATGCAGTTATTAAAAAGAGCCCACAGATTGATGGATGAATTTGACATGGAACATTATACATCTGAGGAATTAAGAGAAAAGGGATATGGAAACAAAATTATTAATTCTCGGTAAGGGGGATAATATAATAACAATGATATTGGATAATTTATATTCAATAGGCAGAAGAACTCCTGACATTCACATATACAATAATTTGGGTTTACCAATTATTAATACATTCACACATGATGGTTTCAATATAGAATTGTTTGATGATGTGGATTTAAATAACTACAATAAGATTGTTCTTGGAGTATACCAACCTCAACATAAGATAAAGATTATAGAGACAATAAATCCTGACATTGATAAGTTCATTAATGTGATACATCATGGTTTGGACATATCACACATGAGTGAACTCGGACGTGGGGTTCTAATCAACTCAAAGGTTTCAATTGCTGCACATACCACAGTGGGGGATTTTGTATCAATCAACAGACATGTATCTATTGGTCATCATACAATCATAGGTGACTATTGTTCCATTAATCCTGGCACCAACATTGCGGGAAACGTAACCATAGGAGAAGGTACAACAATAGGGATGGGGACAAACATATTACATACGGTTAAAATAGGTAAGAACTCCATTATAGGAGCGGGTTCGGTTGTCACTAAAGATATCCCTGACAATGTGGTGGCATATGGTAACCCGTGTAAAATAATTAGAGAGAATGTATAAGATATTTTGTATAGGGCAAAATAAGACAGGGACCACTTCATTAACAAGGGCTCTATCTATTTTAGAATATAGATTATGTCCTGAAGATATAATGTATAATTTTGGTTCGGTTCATTTTAAAGACTTTCAAGATGGTAAGTTTGATGGGATATTAAACTTGGTTAACCAATACGATGCGTTTGAAGACAGACCGTGGAATCACACTGATTTTTATAAAGTATTAGATAAAACCTACGAGGGTTCAAAGTTCATACTCACCACACGGGATGTGGAACAATGGTGGGATTCTTACATTAGATGGAATAATAATATAGGTCTAAAAGAATCGTGGCACTACAGAATAAACAGTGAGGTGTGTTATGGTGTGAATAGTTTCTTAGATAATCCTGAGTTATCCAAACAAACTTATTTAGATAGGAACAATAAGATTAAAGATTACTTCTCAGGTAATCCCAATTTTTTGGTATTAGATATTAATGATGATAACAAGTTTGAGAAACTGTGTTGGTTCTTAAATAAAGAAGTTCCAAATACACCATATCCGTATATGAACTATAACGGGAATTAAAAAGGGGTGGGGGATAATCAGTTCCCGGCATCAGAGATATATTTGGAATCGTAAAACAGTTGATGTATATTTGTTGTGTTATGGGAAAATTGTTAAAAACAAATCAAAGTAAAACCAAAAATAATTTAACCGAAAAACTTTACATAATATAATAATTTTATATTTTAATAAAAAACATTATATTATGACAAAAAATTTAGTACAATTAATCGAAAAAGTTCAGATGAATATCGGTGAAGATTCATTTGAGATTACCAATTACGCGTTGACTGCTGTTCTTGGTAATACTAAACAAATCAAAGTTTCATACAACGAGGGGGATTTAACAAAAAATTATGTTAAGTACGCAACAGACTTACTTTCAGGTATGTATGGTGAAGAGTTTATGGAAGACATTATAGATGGATTCGGGGAAACTCTAAAAACAAATCTAAATAACTTCAAAGAGTCTTATAGAAACAAAAAGTCTGCAATCAAAGAGATTCTACCAAGTGTTTTTATTCACACCTCAATGAGTAAAGTTTTGATGGAGTCTATGATTGTTAGTCTTACATTTAAAGCTAAACTCCATATCAAATTTCATGATAAGATTAAAAACGAAAAAAAATGGGATAATAAAACTTTGATTGTATTTGCATCAAAGTACAAGAATATGTCAGAATTTTCTAAATCAGAACCTGAGGCATATAGAGAGGTGGTAAGGACAGGATTAAAAGAAAACATTTCAAATTTCTATAAGAAGAAAAAATTTAGTGAAAAATAAGTAGACAATAGAACCCTCACTCAAAAAGTAGGGGTTTATTATTTGGTAATATCAATTATTTATTGTTACTTTGTGATATGATGAATACAACTACTGAAATTTTGGAAGACAATATAAACGAGACACACTCTTTAACTCCTGAAGAAAGGTATGAAATAGAGATAAAGGCATCTGAAAGTCTCCATAACTATATTATGGGGGATGGTGATTCACGACATCTATACAATTACTATGATTGTATGGAGAAATTAAAGTAGATTAAAAGACCCTCACTCAAAAAGTGGGTGTTTTTATATTTATAATTATGAAATTAGTTATTAAAGAATCACAGTTATACAGATTGAATTCAATCGTTCAAGAACAATTAGATAATAACAACATTGTGCCAGAACTTGAATATGAAATACCCGACT